ATCCGCTCTTCCGGCGTTGGCGTCCAAAAAAAGCCGACTTGAACATTGAAGCCTTCCCGTAGAAGATCAACCGATGTCCCGCCTGTCAATTTGGTCGAATTGCCCGCTTCGCAAATGCTGCCCGCCGCTGGCGCTCCTTGCATCAGCGGATTTTCGTTCGTGGTGCCGCCCGATCCCGATGTAGGGGCGCCTGTAACGCGCCGCATGACAAGCTCCAGCATTTCCGCTTGTGCATCACCCGCATCGGTCGATTGTGTGATTCTAACCGAATGGATGATTGCGACGGCATCGGCCGGCGTGAGAAGTTCGAAGAAATCAATAGCAGCGGCCGTCGCCGCCGTATCGAGAACCGAAGAATACATTATGCCCATTGCGTTGCCTTCTAGAATCTCAGGTTTGGTTGACGCCTGTGTGGCGGAAGAAACGTTAATCCGACACCGGCCCCGGCTACCGTAAATGACGCTGTATTCGTATAGCTGTCTAGATCGACGCCACCTAAAACTAGACGCACTTCAATTACGTCTCCGCCCTCCGCCGGCGTGGGTGCACCAGAGTCACAGTGGAAACAATACTCAAGCTCATACTCCTCAACAGGACCGATATCTGTTAAATTAGTGGAAGAAATAATTGCTGAGGACTCGATTATATAGCCGTCCGCCAGCGTACCGGAGCCTATTCTCTGATTATTATCTTGCGCAGTGTTATAGTTTGGTGAACTTATGTGTTCTAGTTCTGTGCTACTGGTTATTAGTCCCCAGGAACCGAAACCGCCACCGGTGTCGATGCGGTAATATGCGTTAAATCCAACGTCTTGGTCCGACGTTGTGAAATCGTTTGTTTGAACTAGAAACCGAATTCTGAAATTTGTATCCAGATCAATATCGGGCGGAACAGTATTGACGTTCGCCATCCACGTCGCAGTCGACGCCGTTCCGTCATCATTACGAAACCGATAGCTATCTTGATCGTATGTAGGATCAACATTCGTGTAGACGGCAAGTCCGATAGTGACAAAAGCTTCTGTCGCGCCGGCGTAAGTCCACGATCCGCCGGAGATCGTTCCGGCTGATGCAAGGCCGGCTGTTTGCAAAGAAAGCGCAACGTCATTACCGCCAGTCCCACTATCCTGCGAATGAAGCGTCAAATCGCCGCCAGTCTCGCCGGTGAAACTTGCGGCCGTCTCGTCATCATTGATGCCCGTAAATTGCATTACGAGACTGTCGGCCCAGGACGTCGTCGTTGACGGGTGCGTGACTGTCTTGGAAGACGCGCCGCTGGAGTTTACCGCTTCGATGGTGTCGCCACCGGTGATGCGGTGCATTCTGGCGATGTGGCTATCGCCGCTTCTCAGGCCGGTGAAACTCAGATTGCCGCTTTCCGAACCGGCGGCAATTTTACTGAAAACAGATGTCTGAACGGTCGTGCCTTGCTGTTGAGCAAGTTCAAGCGTCCAGCCGGACGGAGTGCTGCCGTTGAAATTCGCAGAACCGTTACAATACGCGAAGATCAACAGATCGCCGGAGTTAATCCCCGACGGATACGGAACAGCCAGCGACGTGCCGGTTCCTGCTGCAGCCGCTCCTGATGCTGCAATTACCGGAACAGCCATTAGCTTACAGCCAAGTCAGCGTTGCGGTGATCGGCAGGCTTTCTTCGCTTTCAATGGCAACGATCTCGTCAATGATCTGTTGGGCCACCGCCTCTGCGCGCGCTTTGACCTGCCCCCTTGGTATGCCGGTTGTTTGCGACGGATCGTCGACAAACCGGATCTGAATCGTAAAGTAAGGTTCAGGCGAGCCATAATTTCGGTTGTAGACAATGGACGTAGTGATTGCCAGGTCTCTCATATCCGGCAAAAAGATGGTCGGCGGCGGATCATCTTCCGGATCAAGGAATTTGAAATACTGAGCGATTCTGACCGCGCTTTGATCGACTTGCGCATTCTGTTCGTCGACTGTCAAAATGAGAAAATCCGCATCATCGAACCTGAACCCGATATCCACGTTGGGCTTGAAATTCGCAGGATTGCCTGAGACCGTCGTAGGCATTGTCAGAGTCTCCTTTCCTTGAATTTCACCGCCTGTCGCGCCTTAAGCATCAGTTCTTTCTGCATGGGCGGTTCAACGATGTTGCGCTCGAGACCTTCAAGCAGCGCATCTTGCATCGCCCTGACAACCAGATCGGACAATGTTCGATCCTTTCCCAGCGATAGTGATGCAATCCCCACCGCTTCGACAATCACCGATTTCCGTGGCGCTTCCGTCACACAGGCGTCAACCCATCGGCCGTTTGTTCGCTTTATGCCATACTCGGCAAGCCATGCCTTTGAATAGGCTTTGATACCCGCCGGCATGGTTTCCGACTCGACACGCGCCATGTGCATGGAAATCACAGCCTGATCGGGCGGCAATTCCGCCAAATGCGGTGCAATATGACGCCAAACCGCCTGAAGGCCATGCAAATCCGCTTCCAGCAAACATCGGCGCAATTCTGCGCTATGTTCCACGTTTTGCGAATTCCTTTTTGGCCTTCAAACGCGCCTTGACCTTCTGGGAAAGCATTTCATCGATATTGAAAACGGGCGGCGGCTTGTCCTGTTTGCCGTTTGCCCATTTCAGATACCGCCGATTGTGCGCTGTCCGGTAGGCCAGCTCTGCATCCGCCATGGCCTGCCTGAGAAAATCAGCCCGGCCCGGCTTCGTTTTGGATTCGCCCTTAGCTGCAACGATCGGCATGGTCTAATCCAGGGTAAGCGTGGAAGCCGTTGTCAGTCGTGGCGTCACGCCGTCACCTGTCACAATGTTCGGCGTGACAGTCCCAGACATCAGGATAGCCGCCGCGCCGCCACCGGATTTACCGGTCGAGAAATGCGACGCTGTACCCGAACCACCGGTGCCAGCCGGAAAATCAATATTGGCCACCGGTGACACAACGCCAGCCGATTCCGACCATCCGCCCGCTGTCCGCGCAACATTGACACGGGCATAAGACGTATAGGCGATTTCGGAAGTGGCCATGGTGCCGGCATCAAGCGGATCTGCAGTATGCAAAGCGCAAACAATGTTGGTTTCCGGCGATGCCGCAGCATTATCCGCATAATTCGCCCATGCCGTTGCGTTGTAAATCAACACCATAATGGCAGTTTCCGTTGTATTGGAAAAACTCATTTCTAGTCCTTTCTCTATTGAATAGTGCCTAATCCGGCAATTTCACCGCTTTTATCCCGGATCACAGGGTGAAACTCATCGTCACCAATCATCACGCCATCGATTTTACCATTCTTTTTGACAATCCTTCGCGGCAAGCCGGATTTGTCCTCTATTCTTGTCAATTGATCGCTCACTTGTAAAAGCGTGTCGTCCATCTGCTGAGATACGTTTGACAGCATTTCCGCTAGTGCAGTTGACGCACTGTGAGCATTCCCATCCTTCTTTATAACACCGTCCGCCTGAGCGAACTTCAAATCCAGATCACGCCCCTTGAAATCTGTCTCAAGGTTGAGTTTCTGCGCTTCTAGATTGATACGTTCCTTTTCAATCTCAAGCTTTGCTGTTCCCAGCTCCAATTCTAGCTGCCTATCCTGACTTTTCGCTTCCATATCCGCCGCAAGCTTGATTTTCTCAAATTCCAATTTACCCTGCAATTCTTGCTGTTTCATTTGCATGGCAACCTGTTGTTCCTGCTGCCTCATTTGGGTATCCGCCTGCTTTTCCTGAGCGGCGATCTGTTCAGGCGTCGGACCTTGCTGTTGCGGCTGCGAAGCACGCTGTTTGATAGCGTCTGCAAATTCCTCAATCGTGCCTTCCAATTCCCTACCAGCGCGATATTTAGATGCTACGAACTTGAGCATTTCCGCTACGAACGGCGCTGTTGCCGGTTCCTGCTGAACCATTGGACCGGCCTGGGAGATAAAGCCGCCAACCGCTGCCATGAATTCGTTCGTGCGCTGTTTCTCCGCGTCCTCATCCGGCTGGATGGTTGAATCCGTCTCAATCTCTAGAACAAAGGGCCGGATACGCTGTTCCCGCAACAGGCCCATAATCTTTTCCAGCGTAACGGTCTGCTCTAATTGTTGGATTTGCCCTTGTACCTGTTGCTGGATCTGCTGGGCCTGCTGGGGGTTCTGTTGAGCCATCTCAACGATACGCGGATCATTGACGGCTTGTTCAACCTGGCTCTGAATCTGGGCAATCTGCTGATCGATCTGGACTTGTTCTGGAACATCGTCCACCTGGCTCATGTCGAGAAGCGTCTGAGGATCGAAATTCTCCGCCATGATTTCCGCTGCCATGCGGGTCATGTCGCGAGCAATCCTGATCAGTTCGTTCTGCCTGTCTCTAATACGAATGGAGCCATATTGGCTTTTAAGCTGCTGTGCTCCTAACGTTTCACGCGCATCCGTATCACCGCGCATAATGTCGGAAAGCCCGGTGATCTGGTAGATATCCTCAATAAGCTGCCTTCGCAGTGCAACAAGGTTTTCAATGGTTGATGCAATCTCAACGACTGGCAACCAGATAATGCTATCCTTGAGCGACGCCCCGCCCATAGCGGCGAAGTTCGACACCGGAATCAACAGCGCATTGTTGTCCATCTGCCGCATAGCCGTTTCAATGGCTTCCGCGACATCTTCGGACCCGGACGCATAAAAACCCTTCATCCGCAAGGCTTCCGACAATGCCGATATCCGGGCAGTCAGTTCGTTGATTTCCTCCACTTGATCCCGGTAATACAGGAAATCCGGTATCGGAATGAGTGTGCCTGTCTGGATCGTGCCATAGGCCGGCTTCGGACACGGGAAAAAGCCTTCTAGCTGAAGGAATGGCTCACGAACGTCTAGAATGTCCTCAACGCCCTTGGATACCCAAACCACGACATTCTTGGATTTGTGCCATATCTCCCAGACAGCAGCTTTCTTCTCGCCTTTGTAGTCACTTTCCTGATTGCGCTCTGATTGCGATTCGCCTTCGCTGTATTGCAAGCCTCTCTGATCGAAGTTCGCCTCTAAAACACCCTCCCCAAAGCGCTCAACGGCTTGCTGTCGGCTTAACCATGCCCGTCTGGCTACCCAGTCCACTTCCTTCCATTTGCGCGCCGGGTCATGCAGGAAGTCCTTGCGGTCCACATGGTCATAACGGACCTTCTGTCCCTCCGCATCATCCAACCTCAACCAAGGCGTACCACGCGCCGTCAAGGCCAGATCATCCCGGACCAACCGCATAGTCGCGTCAATGTCTTCGATCTCAAAGGACGTTATAAGAGTGCGTTCAAGGATTTCTGCCGCCTTTCGTGGTAACTCCTTGTAATCCTTGAAGCGTGGCATCACGACAGGAACAGGCGGCCGGGCATACAATGACGGCTTCAAAACCTCCAGATTCGCCCAGAAGATTTGAAACTCGCGTTCCGTCGAATGTTCGGCTAATTCCTTCAGGTCACCATATAGCTTCTCGATATTATCGCATTTGTCGTGATAGTGCTGGAAGCACTTTTGGGCATCCGCAATCAGATCCAGCCATGGCTTTGCGTCACGGCTTTCCAGCGCCATTTCAAGCGGTGCCTCTTGCGGCTGATCGTCATATGCCATCAATTATACCCGAATTCGTGTCTTTGATCGTGGTTCCGGTGGGCCGGGCAGAACAACCTGGCTGCGGCGCTGGATTCTCTTGATTTCCGGTTCTTCCGGACGAATTTCCCGCCATGAAAGCGCTAGATAACGAAAGGCATCAGCTAAGTGTGTTGTCCAATCCCGCACTTCATTGGCCTGGAATGTCTTTTTTTCGTCATTCCATTCACGACGATATTGCTCTAACGCCGCGATGCCTATCTCTTCCGTTCTCGGGTGGAATATGCTTTTTGCCAGCGTTGTCCTAGCCGCTTGAATGCCTTGCATCTTCGAAAAGTTTGGCACGACTTGCGGATGCAGGCCATAATCCATCATAGCCTCTAGCACTGTCTTGGCACCCTTCATCACCCACACGCGTTGCTTGGCGTCGTGCGGGACATAATCCGTGCCGTCCTGATACGGCTTGCTCTCTATGACTTCCGCATAATGATCGACACCAACACCGCTCGACGTGTAGCAATCGAAAATGAAAACCCGCCCGCCAACGACTTGAAACCACCAGATCGACGTATCGTCCCTAACGCCAATGTCCCATGCCCTATGAACCGGTTGGCCCGGCACAGGCTCAATATCGAAGATGCGCCCCTCATTACGAACCGCCAGCATTTCTCTGGTATAGAACGCCCCGAGAATCGCTGCATTGAAGCTGCACAGATATTCCTGCTCATACTGAGCGCGCCCTAAATCCTCACCATATAAGGCCACATATTCCTCAAGCGTTTCGTCCAATTGCTCTTTGGACAATGCCCTTGTGTCCTGAATCGTCGAGACTTCAGCAAACCAACGCGCATTATCGCGCGCCATATTGAACATGGAATAAGCGTGATTGCGTCCGCGTGGTGTAGTGATAAATGCCGCCCAGCCACCGTTTTCCTCCAACATTGGTCTGTGATATGCCCACGCCGATGGATTGGCTAATGCCCATTCGGAATACGCTATACCGACCGGCCCGGCGCCAACCGTTGCATCATATCGATCAGAACCAATAATCTGCCATGTTGACCCGCTCTTGAGCCGCACGAACATTTCATTGTCGTTCGTGCTTTCCCTTATCTCGGGCGGGAACGCCTCATCCATTCGCCGGCGACCTGTTTGCGCATTAACAGCCGTCCACAGCGCCTTTCGACCCTGAGCATATTCAGGCAGGCAGTGCCAATAAGATCCGATGCGACGATGCGCCAGTTCACACGTTGCGCTTAGGACAATTTCATCCTTGCCCCAGCGGCGATGCGCAATCTCGATCGCTCTAGCGGCTTCCGTGTTAATCAGATGCGAATGAAACGGTTGCTGGTACCACCTAACGCGGCGTTCAATTTCCAGCGTCATTTGGTTTATCTTCATATACCGTACGCAAAATCACTTCTAATGGCGCTTCCGGATCGCCGCCATGGGTTTGCGGCACTTTGCCGTCCAGTCTGTCCGCCACTTCCTTGATTGCCGGCACATCACCGAGCATGGCCTTAATCATCAACGCATCTGCAGCCGCTCGCAGCCTGTTTCTGCCTTTAACTGATACTTTGGGCATTTCAGCCGATGCGTCTTCGTATGCACTAATACGCAATGCGTCCCTAAACTCCTTTTCTAATGCTCGACCTTGTGGGTTTCCGCTTTGACCTTTCTTGAATGTCATTGTTAGCAAGCCTAAGCTGTTGATTCCCTTATAGAACTTTTTTGCCGGGGGCCACTTGACATTGTAATGCCCATGCATTATATTCAGATCATAGCAAGGGAGATAGACATGACCCGTTATATCGATGCAGCCGAACATGCCAAAATCATCCGCAAGGTTCTCAAAGAAGCGTTCCCCGGTATCAAGTTCTCTGTCCGCACCCATAAATATGCTGGCGGTGCTTCCATTAGGGTCGGATGGACAGATGGCCCGACCGGCAACACAGTCAACGATATCTTGCGCCCCTTAGCCGGCGGTTATTTTGACGGCATGACCGATTATAAAGGCGGCAAATCCCACATGCACAATGGTGAAGAAATCTCACTCGGTGCCGATTTCCTCTTTGTTAATCGTGACCTTAGCGAAACATGGATCAAGGCAGCCCGGCAGACTTGGGAAAATGCCAGCGGCCAGACGCGCTGCGATTTCCTAAATAATTGCCGCCAACAATGGCCCCGTG